GACTCCAAAATATGCGTCCTTCGGATTTGCTATCGAACCATGAGAGGCTGAAACCCTTGTTCTCATCGATGGCCATCTGACTCCTAGTTCTTGCGCTGAGCCTGTGTACAATCCGCTATTAGCGTTCTTTGTATTCGCCTGCTCATCACCAAGCCAAGTTGACTCGGGCATTGCTGCAAGCGTCATATTTATATCTTTAAGCTTTGGTGTGCCCAAAAATCCAAACGGAAGCAGTTCTGGATCCGAAACACCCATATCAACATCCGTGTCGACAACCACTCTAAAATACTTAGAAAGATTTGGGTGGCTACCGTATGTCTTGTATCGCCTGTCGTTCGAATCCCACTCTTGATACATATCGCCAACCTTTCTTGCGATATAGTTGGAAGAGTTGGGGTTAAGGTTACAATTCGAAAATTGCTCGACTATCTTCATAGCCAAATCAGAATCACTTGCTCTTCTCACTAGAACTGTGAAAGAACCATACGGATCCGCGCTGTCTTTTCGAGCAGCGACAATGTTGCCTATTGATATTTTGTAATTCTTTTGTGTGTCTTCACCGGAATCAAGAGCCACAATCCTGAACAGCTTTTGCATGCTGGCAGCGTCAAAGTTTGTAGGTGTTGCTCCCATGTCCTGGCTTATGAACCAGTTGGTTCCTGCAGGCTGGGATGCCTCTCTTCTATCTTCCCCATCGAACGTTCCACTTAATCCAAATGGAAGTGTGACTGCGAATGGTAGTGGGCCTCCGCCGCCGGAAAAACTCGCGGGCGTGGTACCCTGAACACCGTTGTCGAAGTTCGCGGCGTCAGTAACTGCGGTATTGCCTCCGCTTCCAACAGTAGCCTGAGTCAAAGTCACCTTTGCACCGTCTGCTACTGCCGTTATCTTGCCACTAAGATTGTGCCCTACCAGGTTCACCGCTGCAGCAAAGTTAGCCGCGGCCAATAGTGCACGGGCGGCATCGTCGCCGCCGGTGTTGCCTCTATCAAATTTCACATCGGCGACGGCGGTGACTTTAGCCGTCGCGCCGTCGAGTGCGGCATCGCCGTTGCTTAGCCCCTTAAAGGTTGCAGTGGAGCCGTCTGAGCTTATCAGAGCTAGCGTACCATCTGCGGTGCCTGCCTGAATAAACGTCATTTCCATGGTGGCTGCTATGACGCCTGCTCCTGCCGAATATGATATAACATCCTGCTGGATATTGTCTTCGAATGATTCACCGAGCCAGTACTTTTTCGGATTTGAAGTTATAGTCGCATTTGTAAGCGTCGGATTAGTGTTGAAAACCTTCCTTATAAACTTAGGAGAAGACTTATCAAAGTTAAAAGTTATTGACTCTTTAAGAGTCTCTGATTCGTATATTTCTGCCTTCCACTCTGGGCGGGTGCCCGCAGCATAACTTGCTGTTGTCGGACAACCTCTTATCAGTGTGTTGACTGACGAGGTGGTTACTAGATCCGCTACGTTGGCGTCACCATGGCCTGTAGCACCGGCAGCTGAGTGGTTGTGGTAGGAACCACTAAGTCTAACCTTGACATTAGAGTTGGCACCATAAAATATTGCTGCAACAGAACCAGTCAGTCCGCCTCCACTCACACCAACGTGAGATGATGTACCCTGCCCAACAACAAGCGCATATGCGCTGCCTGCCTGCCAGCCGGCTTCACCTTCGTTAGCAGAGGCTTCAGAATCCTGAATACCTAAAAGCCTAACGAAGTTGACTGGGGCGGAGTTTCTAAGGTATGCCTGAACTGCATATGCGGCATATGAAGGGGCGAGGTTTTCGCTTCCTTCACGCCATACGTCGGAACCTTCACCACCTGCAATGGGATCACCAAATATCTCGACAAATTCGGAAAACGAATCAAGTCGAACAGGGCGTAGTGATGGTCCTCTTCGGGCTCTACCAATTATAACTGGGCCCAAGGCGTCGGACGTCTTAGATAACTGTGAATTGTCTATTTCATTTAGAAATACACCGGGGGATACAAACTTAAATTTCTTGGCTGACATATTTTAACTCTCCTTTTTATAAGAAAAATATTTTCAAGGAAATAATTATAAACTTTTTCTCTTAGTAAATAGTTTATCAAGAAGCAAAAGGAATATCTTTTCGGAAAAGAAAAGGGCTCCCCGAAGGGAGCCCCCCAAAGCAAAAGCTTTATCGTATATACAAGATATTACTGCTTGATATACTGAACGCTGATAACGTCGTCAGAATCCATAAGATCGACAACCTCAGACTCGAAAGTGATAACTGCACCAGATATCGCATAATCGAAGTCACCTGCAGAGTTCGAAGACTCTTCAGCAGTCAGAAGCATACCATTCAAGAATACCATCTCTGAACTACCGAGTGGTGTCTGTGCAACCTGAATTGTGAGAGCTGCACCACCGCCAGGATTACCTGAACCAGTAGCATCAACATTTGCCTTTGTGAATCTCTCAGACTGCCAAGAAACCGTCAAAGCACCAGACGATGCCGTCAAACCGTTACCGGCTATAGCTGAAGCAAAGTCAGCTGCTGATTCACGCTTAAGCTTCGAATCATCTGCGTCAAAGAAAACAACAGAGTCAGCGCCGATGGTGTAAGCTGCATCAGCAAATCCATCGAGGAAGTTAAGCTCTGCAGCAGTTGAAGAAACCGCTGTCGAACCAAGAACAAGCTGTCCGTCTGGAACAACCGCTCTTGCCGCGCCGCCGAGAATCAAGTCATCTGCAGATGTGTCCCACATCATGTAAGCACTTGCCGTGTCACCGAAGAACTTGACGTCGTAACCCTGATCGTCAGCACCGACAGTAAATGTATTGTCAAGCTGAACAGCGCCGTCAATATCAACAGCGTCAAGGTTAGTTGTGCCGTCAACATCAATGTCGCCAGAGATATCCAGACTCGCAAAGACAGAAGTTCCGGTTGAGGTGATAGCACCACAGCCAAGTGTTCCAATTGTTGCAATGTTCTTGCTTGCGTCGAGAACGACAGCCTTACTAGCAGCGGCAGTACCATTAGTGATACCATCGAGCTTTTCTAAGTCCGCTTCGTTCATGCTAGCACTGCCAATGATAAAGCTACCAGTAGCGGTAACATTACGAAAACCAGAAACATCAGCGTTGGCGTCAGCGACGACAGCTTTGCTAGCAGCAACAGTACCATTGGTAATGCCATCCAATTTCTCCATATCGGCTTCGTTCAAATCAGCAGAGCCGATAATGAAAGAACCAACAGCAGTTATAGAGCCAGCAGTGTTCAAGTCACCGTCAGAATTAAGGCGCATCTTCTCTGAAGCTGCAGCAGACTTCCCAGTTGCAAAAACCAAGTCAGTATCGTTATTGTCTGCAGCGAAAGTATCATCTGCCTCTGCCCAGATTGAAGCGGCAACCAAGATAGCGTCAGTAGCACTAGCCTCTAATGGAGCTTGGAAATCAATTTGTCCTAACTTATCTCCGTCGACAACTGTTGTTTCAGCAGTTGCCAAAAGAAGCTTTCCTGGTGTGGCTGCGCCACCTCTGAGTTCTAGCTCGTCGGCGGATTCGTCCCACTCGAGGTACGCTCCAGCTGTAGCGCCAAAGAACTTGACGTCGAGGCCTGTGTCGTCAACGCCGACAGTTACAGTGCCGTCAATTTGCACAGCACCATCAATATCAACAGCATCAAGGTTCGTTGTGCCGTCAATGTCAACGTTTCCAGAAATATCAAGGGATCCTGCATCAAGCTCACCAGAGATGGTGACGTTGCGAGCACCTGTGATATCAGCACTGGCATCCAAAACCATTGCCTTAGAAGCAGCGGCTGTACCAGCAGTAATACCATCAATCATTTCAAGCTCCGCTTCTGCAATAGAAGCACTACCAATGACAAAGCTGCCAGCAGTCTCGATATTGCCGTCTGCCTGAATGACACCAGCTGTCGAGATTGTAGCACCGGCGGAGCCGTAGCCACCGCCAAAAGTACCAGCAGCAGTACAAACCAAGCTTGCAACTGTTGCAGCACCAGTGTCGAGAGTACTCGCGCCGTTGTCGATGTTACCGAAACCGGAACTAATCGCGCCTGAAGCAAGAGTACCTACAGATGTTAAGCTAGAAGCTACAACTGCTGAACCCAAAGTTGTGGCGTTAAGTACCGAAGTACCTGCAATTTTATATGCCTTACCGGAAGCTGTGTCGACATCAATGCTTGACTTCCATGCTGTCGAAGCATGGTTATACTGCCAAGTAAAATCATCACCGCTATTTGCAAGAGTGATACCACCAGCGTTCACAGCAGATGCTGCAGCAGAACCGTCAGCAAGCTGTAGGTTCAAGTCGTCAATCTGAACGGTAGTCGAATTTACAGTAGTTGTCGTGCCGTTAACCACGAGATCGCCTGAGATGGTTGTCACAGAGGAAGAACCAGCACCAATGGTGATATCAAGTTCGCCGTCTGCAGAGCCGTCCGTAATGACAAGTCCAGCCTCGAGGCCTCCATCGTGAGATGCAACACCAAGAGTCAACTTACCACCTTCAGCACCATTTGATGCGTCAGCAACTTCAGCCAAGATTCGAGCATATAAAACTTGATCTTGATTGTCGTCGTCACCATAAAACTCAATGAGACCAACGTCATCACCGTCAGCACCAGCAGCACCCTTGTCCTTGACAAAGCGTAAGCGAGCACCATTGGCATCGTTAGTTGTGTTTTTAATTGTGACAAGAGGATCTGTAGAGTTGGCTGAGCCAAACGTTACAGTATCCGAATCGACAGTAACTGCTGTTGAAGCGTTAATGTCAACCGTTGGAGCTGTCATATCAAGAGTTGTGCCAGCGTTGACTTCCAGGTGTCCGTCACCTGAAGCGATGAGATTCTCGCCGCCGGCGGCGTCATGGAAAGAAAGCTTTGAATCGCCAGCGAGAACTAGCTCGTCTGCAGACTCATCCCATAACATGTACTGTCCCGATGTTGCACCGAAAAACTTAACATCATAGCCAGTATCATTGACACCGACAGTTACAGTGCCGTCAATCTGTGTTGCACCATCAATGTCAACAGCGTCAAGGTTAGCTGTACCGTCAACATCAATGTCGCCAGAAACGTCGAGTGAACCTGCATCGAGTTCACCAGAGATGGTGACGTTGCGAGCACCTGTGATATCAGCACTGGCATCCAAAACCATTGCCTTGCTAGCTGCAGCAGTACCTGCAGTAACAGAATCAAGAACACCGATTTCAGCAGTAGTGATTGTCGTTGAATCAAGTGTCAAACTAGTGTCGCCAGTTATCGTACCGGTTACAGCCAAGTTGCCTGACGAGGTGATAGCACCACAACCAACAGTGCCGATGTTCGCGATGTTGCCACTACCGTCCAAGACAAGTGCCTTGCTAGCTGCAGCAGTACCATTAGTGATGCCATCAAGCTTCTCTAAATCAGCTTCGCTCATATCAGCAGAACCGATGATAAAAGAACCAACAGCTGTTACAGAACCAGCCGTTGTCAAGTTACCAGTAGATGCCAATGTCATCTTAGCGGTTGCAGAAGCTGCAGCAGTTTCAGAATCGGCTGTTGTAAATACCAGCTTTGTAGCATTGGCATCTGCAGCGAAAGTTTCCTCTGCAATTGCGTGAATACCAGCAGCGACTGTTGCACCATCAGTGCCATCTGAGTCGCCTGCAGCAAACTCAACTGAAGCGATGACTTCGTTAGCAGTGACTGCGTCTTCCTCTGATTTCAACTGCAAGACAACGGGTTTGTCGTCTCCGGTCGAGGTATTCGTTATTGTGAGTCCCACATCGTGTACGTGGGTCATTGTTATCTCTTGGTTGGAACCAAACTTGATAACAGCTGCGTCGCCGAGATAGATGTCATTCCACTCCAGCGCAGCGCTGCCCAAGTCAACCGCATTTGCACTACCTGGCAAAAGTGCGGTTGTAATATTTATTTGTTTATTGTTGATAAAAGTCTTAGCCACTTCATCTCCTCCACTGGCGTTGCTCATTCCCGATACCGAGAACAAGGAGCCTTCATTTGTTGTTGTTATTGTTACGTTACCACTATTACCATCTGTGTCATTAGTTAAATTAACTGTACTTGAACTTCTTGTTGCGGTAATACCAAGAACAGAACCGTTTATCATGTCCTTGATAGCTTCCGCTATTTGTGCTGTGCTGAGTGATGCGTCGGAACCAGATCCAGCTATCGTACCTTGACGAAAGTAAATCTTAGTATCTTCGGCACCGTGCCAAAATTGAGCGTTTGTTGGACTAAGCGTATGCCTAGTAATATCGTCGATGTCTGAACCTTGAGTGTACTCATCGTAACCCCAAGAGACGTACTTTAGTGCACTACCACCGATATCACCGCCGGGATCCTTAAACTCCATGCTACTAGCATTTCCTTTATATCCTGCGTCTTCTGCTTGCAAAAGAACACCATATATTTCGTTAGAAGTATAAGTGTTCTGTGCGACACTACCTAGTGTCTCGAGAGAGCCCGTAAGCCCCAAACCTTTCGCTTCAACCTTTATCAGGCTATTATCATTAGCATGCTTAATTGCAGCCATAAATGCTACGTTAAGCTTCCAACGGTTTGAGCCTGTGTTGACGGTACGAATAAAGTAGTTTCTACTACTGTTTGTTTCGCGATACAAAAAGTATCTAGGCGATCCAGTTGAGCCGTACTTTGCAAGAAGAACAGAGCCTTCTGCCGTCAATGCGCTGGCGTTTGAATTACCAAAGCCTATCTTTATCTCTTCCCCATCTACGTCTCTGATGACATAGTGAGGGCGAGAACCGATAGCTATCAATCCAGAAGTTCCGTCATTCGCTGTGACGCTGTTCCACGTGCTCGTAAGATTCCCATAATCAGTGGGTATCCATGCTAAAAGTGCTTTTTTGGCGCCGTCAGCTTCATCATAAGTTGGTACGACTAGTCTGCCTTGCTGTGAGTCTTCAAATGGTAAGTCGCTGACAGAACTATATCCTGCTGCGTCTGCGCCACCTGTCAACTTGAGGCCTCTAGCGTCGTTGTCTATAACAAAAGTTAGTGTATTAGTTCCATCTCCGAGTACAAATCTAGGATAAGTAGCGGAATCGAAATTACTACCGGTTTGTGCTATGACAACTGTTCCAGTTGCTGCTGCCATATGTAAAATCCTCCTTACATATTTCCATTGTTGAGGACTATAATATTATTGAATGTGATGTGATGTGATTTATCTAGAATTAACGAACGTCAAACTTATATAGTATCAAACTTACTCAAGAGAACAAAACTTTTTTCAAGTTTCTCACAATATTGTCGAACTTGCAAAAATCTGATTCTAGAAATTCGAGGGATTTTGACTTACAAACGCCAGCAGAGTCTTCAAATTCAAAGTAAAACTTACCATTCTCAAGCCTTTTGCAGTTCACAAGCCTTATTCCATGCAGCTGCAAAAAAGCTGCAATACCAATATCACTCGTAATGTAATTTGAATTTTCCAAACTTTTATCTCCTCCAACCTTTATTTATATTTTAATTAGTCTCTTTCTTCATAAATGAGCCCTTTTCACCTCGAATCTGAGGGACATTGAGGACATAGTCTACGTCTTCGGAGAGATTGCTTTGATTTCGCAAGCTCATAACGTGCTCTGACAATTTTTCTCTCCCTTCAGCTATAGCTCTGCGAAGCTTAAGCTTGTTATCCTCAAAATTGGCACACAACACTCCCAATTGCTCATGCAGAGACTTAATATTAGCCTGAATGTCAACCACTGGCTGCATACCTTCCCACTCTATCTCTACATACTCCGGAGAATCTGCTGCACTGACTGCAACCGGAGGAAGCGGAGGTGGAGAAGCAGCTTTTTCATCTTCTCTTATGATATCTTTCTCGACAACCTCGACTGCATCGTCCTCTTCCGATGCATCAGACTCTACTTCGCCCAACAAAGACGATAACTCTTCCATGTCAGACACTTCGAGGGTGGACTCTTTAAGTTTGTCTTTAAGGCGTCTGATTTTTTCTGCTAAACTCATTTTTTTGCTCCTTTTTTATGCTTTTACGTAAGTTATTCTTACCTGATCGTCGACGGCTGCGCCGCCGCCTTTTTCTGCTGCAGTTTCTGGTGTGTAATCTTCATGAAATGTTATTGTATTGCCTCCCGATACCTCATAATCAAAGTCGGCGGCAATACTTCCTGGATATAACAATAAGCCATTGAAAAACAAAGTCTCTGTATTCTCCCTTATCGAGTTTGCTGTGGTGAACACCCTATTTCCGCCACCTATAACGCCGGCTGGAACTTCGCCTATAGCATATGCCTCGACAAGCAACGTGTTGAAGACAGCCTTCGTTACTGTTCCTCCTCCTCCTCCGCCGAGAGAATGAGTCCCTGCAGCGCCGACGTTGCTAAAATAAGGTAAACCAGGGCAAGGTACATATCCTCCTCCAAAAGAGAAGCCTGAAAGCCCATAATAATTGCCAAGCTCGTGTTCAGGTATTTCGCCCAACATCACCCTTTCTCTCGGAATCTTTACTTCAACTGCATTTTCACGATATACGAATTTTGGCTTTACTTGATTTTTGTCGTCGCCGATAAGGTAACCAAGAACCTCAATCTGTATCTTCGTTTCAAACCTTCTCTCATCATTCGTATAATCTGAAACGTTATTGTTTTGTGAAAAATCCTGCTGTATAAAGCCTTCGTATCTATGCCCATTGCTAGATATCAAAATATAGTTTACGCCGCCTGGACGGGTAGCAAAGGGCACTACAAGCTCATTCATTTGCTGTTGGTACTCTGTTCTTATTGTTATCTCATACGTCACTGTAACATATACGGGAATTGGCACGGTAACTGTTGAATAGACTATCTTTTGATTCGGACGCGGGAAATTGATTTGTCCCCTTTTTCTTTGCATGTCTGCGTTTGCAAAATTCGAAGTCTTAACTTGCTTCAGCAATCTTGCAACAGGAATTGAGCCTCCCTTATGATCGCCCTCCTCTGGTACGTTCGCCCATATTGTTCCCTTCTTTGACGGATCTTTCGCAACAGAGCTTCTCTCAACAGTCATGATAGGAAGAATGAGCATTCCGTTCTTGTCTCTTACTTCCTCTCCCTGCTTGCTCTGATAGCCTCTTTCAGCAGACGCCCACATGACAGGCACTTTTCTCCACCCAGTATTGGTTGAAGAAAATAGATTCAACTCATCTCGCAAGTACCTAAGCATTGCCAAGTCGACGTTTTCTATAGTAGATGCTGGAAATGGTATCTCTTTTATGTCGAGTGCGCAGTCTTTCTTACTTGCCATTAAATAATCCCTCTCTCGCTCTGACACATGTTGCGGCTATCTCAAAGCTGCTCTCTGCTTGTCCGAAAAGCCATCTTGGTTCTGTTAATGTAAGTATCTCATAATATCTATCAGAAAACAAGACAAAATCGCCTTCGCGCACAAAAAGATTTTGATCCTCTGTTAATCTACGCTTATGAAAGTTAACAGTTATTCTCTCTATCCTGTCGACACCCAAGCCAGTTGTCGTAGTTTCCTGCGATTCAAACTTTACAAAGGCGTGTACTCTTATGGGATTGAGAAAATTCTTCTCAATTGCCTCGCCGTACACCTCGTTGAATGAAGTGTGCTCAAGACTAACTGGATAGTACAGAATAGTTTGCCCCACCACTCTTTCGATTATTTCGTCGTTAACCTGCTTAACAAAATCTTTCTCTTTCTTTCCGGTAAACAGGGGAGCGGGTGGACGTTCTGGTTGACTCCATTTATTATCTTCAGACATTTACCTTCTCCTATCCAACAAAAATATGCATTGGCATCTGTTCCATTACACGGTTTGAGTTCTCTGCCAATGAAGCATCACTCTCAGATAGCTTGACGTACGTCATCTCGGACAAAGTAGTCTTCAGTTCTTCTCTAAGCTTATCTTGCTCCTCACGGGCTTGGTTTACAAGATCTGTGCCGTTCAAGGTTACAGATTCTCCAGGTATCGGAACTTGAGCAAACTTGCTTCTAATCTGTCCCAACATTTCTTTACTTAGTGACAAGGAAAATCTTCTTATCCACTGCTTGCCTATTGAGTTAATATTCTCAAATGGGATATTAGCAAGAGGCAGGGTATTCATATTGTTTATTCCATCAACACCTGCAGAGCCATTCGCGTCATCCGTAAAGGAGTCAGACGGAATAGAAAATTCAACCCACATCTTTGTTGGGCTAAAGTTTGCCGGGATTGGGAACAACCTTAAATTGTTATCATGTATCTCATATGAAAAATGAGACATTCTTGTATAAATTGCGTCTTCAAATGCCAACGCTTGGGCTTTATTTTGCCATGTTGGAACAAGTTGGAATGATGAATCATCCGAAAACTGTCCATAATTATGGAGGTTACCCACAACGTTGAGCCCACCATAGTATCCATAAAACCTCCACATTGCATGAGGAGTCTTGTAATAAACCTTCTTGACAAGTATTCTTTTTCCCGCAAGCTTTTCAGCATAAGGAGTTGTAGTAACGCCATCGACAAAACTTGTTACTGTCAAGCCAGATGCAGCGTCAATTATTGTTGTGTTTCCATCTGCACTGGCAGTATCTTGTGTCAATGTCACCACCTTATCATCAACTGTTGCTGTTATCTTTATAGCGTGGGCGTTTATTTCATCTGCTGTTTGTGATGCTGCTACAGCTGCTTTTGCGGCGTCACCGCCCCCTTGAACAGACGCTGCAGCAACCCCTATTGATCCGTTTCCAACAGTATCGTTATTCTCAGTATTGAACTGAAACTCTACTGTAAGTCCCGATGTGTCTACCAAAGTTATCTTCTCATCGTCTGCGGGACATGAAGTGAAAGTTATACTACCAGTAGCTGAAACATTTGTTACTGATGCCATTATTGACTGTAAGTCATAATCTTGCTTACCAGCTGTCACGTCAAACGATCCTGAATACTGCACAGAACTATTAAGCCCTACTTCTGATGAAACTCCCTCTGCTGCTCGGCGGGAGAACCCGTAGTCGAACTTAGGGTATTTAAGCGCCACGTGAGAGCCGCTAACGGTGGCTAGAGGCGTGTTTCCCGGTGTTGTCTCCTTGATGTGCCCCTTATGATCAAAAGAGCCTGTAGAGTCCCCTAGAGCGTTCGAGAGGAGGTTTGTAGCCTGGTGTACATTAACTATATATGAGTATTCTAAACATGCCTCTTCGTATGAAGCGTACACGTTTCCTGCAGTCATCTCTATATCTAACACATCGCCGCCGAGCTTCTTAAAGACATAGGACACCTGCTCTGCAGCACCAGACAAAAAGTCTGAAGAGTACAGTGGCGAGGTTTCATCTGAATAAATCCTATAGGGCAGGGTGGCGTCGACAAGAGCTGCTGAACCAGTTGTCGTCAGCACTATTGCACTGGTAGTGCTGGCCGGCGTTAACGTTGGATAAGACATTTAAGGATCCTCTTCTAGCTAAAGGTATATCAGTTTAATTAGTTCAGAGCTAAAAGAAAAGCGGCTCGATATACTATTTCTTGTTTTTACGTGTCCGAGTGTTGGTTTTTCTCGTCGTCGTGTTCGTAGTATTTTCGTTAGTCGTCGTCGTTGTCGTCGTGTCCGTGTTAGTATTCGTGTTAGTGTCTGTTGTGTTTGTATCCGTTGTTGTGGTTGTATCAGTATTGGTATTCGTGTTAGTACCTGTGTTGGTGTTGGTATCCGTGTTTGTGTTAGTATCTGTATTCGTTGTCGTGTCTGTGTTTGTTGTTGTGTCTGTGTTTGTTGTTGTAGTCATGATATTGTTTTCCTTTTTATTTGTTGTCTTTCTCTTTCTCTTTGTTGTGGTTTTCTTTTTTGTCGCTTTGAGAGCATTGGGTGCCCTAGTGGTTTCGATAATTGGCTCAATTGTTTCGGTATCTATTGCGTCTTCCGTTATAGTTGGCTCTACTGTGGTTATCGTCTCTTCTGTTGTTCCGAAAAGAGCCGCTCTCTTTTTTGCATACTTTTTTGCATACTTTTTCATTGTCAATCTTTTTCTTGTCTTGCCCATTGTGTTCTCCTTTATCTAGGCTATACAATAAATAGTTTATAAAATAGAAAACCCCAAGCCATAAGACTTGGGGTTGATTCTTTGATAAGGCGATGTTATCTGTTATTACTCAGCGGCAAATGTAATGCCGGTAAGAATTTGTGACTGCCCTTCCCAAAAGTAGTTTGTGCCGTCACACCAAATTCGAACGTAATCGCCAAGAACAGCGTCCCCTGTGAGGGTTATAACCTCTCCACCTGCTGCGACAGCTGCTATTTCATGAGTGGCTTGTGCATCGACGCCGACGATGGCGAAGCCATACATCAAGTCTGTGCCTGGTGAAGTTATTGATGTTGCTTGCGCATTGCTGTTTACCCAAAACTCAGCCCACCAGCCGGCGCCGGCCTCAGCGACAGTTGGAAGTACCATTGTCGCGGCGGCAGCACCACAAGTGAACAGTGTTCCACAGTCTGCTACCTCAATGGTTTTTGAAGATGCAACTTCCACCTTTCTTCTCTGCGCACTATATCTTCCTAGTTTACTCATTTTAGAATCTCCTTTTATATCCTTTTAAAATCAAAAGGCATATAACGCCTTATCATTATATTCCTTGTATTAAATAGTATCCTATAAAACAAAAAGCCCCCCCAATGATGAGGGGGCTTAAAGTTTTTTGGTTAGCTAATCACTTTTAGCTAGCACCACCTTCGCCGAGAAGTCCACGTACAACAACCAAGCCGTACATATCAGGACGAACCATCTTCTTAGCGTAGCGAGTCATCACGCCCTTGCGAGGCACGAAGTCTTCGGTACCGAAGATAGTAGGTGTCACCTGGAGTGGTACATACGGAGCGTATACAAAACCACTCTCGAGGAAAGAACCACCCTTTCTACCAACGAGTATCACGTTGCGTGGGAAGTAAGGATCAACCATAACGTCGAACTTCTTCGACAAGGAGCCTGACTTCTGAGCACCGATGCTGCCCTTGTCCGAATCAGCTGTTACGCTGGCGCGGAAGCCGCTTGTGAACTCAAGTATGTTAGCAACCTCGGGGGAACAAACAACAAAGTTTGCACCGCCGCGAAGCGTCTTACGGTGAATCTGAGCGCTAACGTCATTGATAGTTTCGATGAGTGTCTCATACCACTCACTTACTGTACCAGTGAAGTCAGGAGCTGCAGCTGTAGCACCAAGCTCGTTACCATTAACATCGACAAACAAGCCAGGAGCGCGGCTCCAGTAGCGAGTACCAGCAGTTGCGCCATTAACAAGAGCGGAGAGAATCTCCTGATCGATTTCAAGAGCAATCTGCTCCGAAAGGATACCAGTCAATTCAACCTCTGCGTCAAGGTTGTGGTATGCGTTGAGATCCTGTCCCAACTCAGGTGTCCACTTAGCCTTGAGCTTCTTTGTTTGTGCGGTAACAGCGATGCTGTCAACCTTGATATCAATCTCAGGGATGATATCATGTGCTCCACCAGCAGGGCCGGCACCTTTGGCGTTAGATGCCTCTTCAAGTCCCCATACGTCCTGTGGCACGACAGCACCGATGGCACCAGAGCCACCGAAGTCGTCAGTCATTGGATATTCGAGATCTAGATCATCGTCCGTGACAACCATCGTCGGCGCGGCGCTGGTTCCATGAAATACCAATCTGATATTAGCAGAGCTGTCTGGACTAACTGCCGTCAAACGACGAAGAAGCTTAGAGTTGGTAGCGTCGTTGATGGCGCCGCCGGCGTCTGCAAAGTTGGCAGATGAAGTGACTGCTGTAAGAGCGTTCAAATCAAGCTGATCCAAGCCAGACTTAGCAACATCAACAATCTGCACAATATCGGTGCTTGTCGCTGCCAAAACGTCCGGGTCAAAGCGAAGAAGCTTCTTATCAGCTTCGGTCAAAGCGCTTATCGCCTTTGCTGCGAGTGCAACGTTTGCTATAGGAACAATGGCGCTACCAGTTGGTGAACTGTAGCCAGTACCCAAGTCATAAAAACCCTGTGGGCCGTCACGATCAGATGGGTTAAGGTTAACACCGTCAGCCAACTCTTTACCTAGAACGTCACCACCGTAAATCGACTTACCAGCTTCCATGCCGGCGCGACTAGTAGTGTGTGAAAAGTCAAGGAAGAAGATGAGGCCCGAGGGCAAACTCATCGGCTGAACCGAGACGAGATCATTTGCAATCAATCCACCGAAAACGCGGCGAACGATTGGGAACGCAACTGCTGCGAAGCCTTCGACGTCGCCAGCTGCCATTGCGGATGCCTCACGAAGAAGCTCCTTTGCTTGGTTCTCGAGGAGAACCGCCATACTATTCTTTTTTCGCTCATCATCCATGCCCTCTAGAAGCCCAGTCTTCTCCCACTTTTCGAGAAGAGCTGCACCCTCTTTAGAGACGTCACGATGAACAATACCTTCTGTAAGTTTTTGTAAAACAGACATTATTCTGTACCTCCTAAATAAGTTTTAATTTTTAATACCTGCCAATCTTTGCATTCTATCAAAGAGTGGACTATTATTTTCTGTCTTTTGCTGCTGTTTACGAGCAGCTACCATTAATGAAGGTTTTCTGCTAACAGCTTCGCTCAGTGATTGTGGAATTGGCTCCTTTGTGGAGGCTCCCACTGTGCTTTGAAGTGTATCAAAAATAACCTTCGCTTCCTTTACTGTTTCAGTCGTGGAAATGGCTTCGACAATTCTTTGTTTTTGTCGCTCATTCAGGGAGGCATTCGTCAGTGTCTGATTGATGTAAAGTAACTTTGCGTTGGAAAGATTTGTTCTTTCCAGTGACTCTTTCAAGTCAAAAATTGCAGTGCGAAACTTCTCATTCTCATTTTGGAGTTTGATGCTCGCACTTGCTAAAATCTCGTTTTGCCTATTGGCTTCTGCCAATTCTGCTTTAATTTCTTCGTTTTCTTCGTTAACGTCTTCGTCTGCCTCGTCGGAAGCGGCTTCTTTTGCTAGTGCCAAGTCTTCCTCATGCTGCAGCTCTCCGTCGGAGCGGTTCATCCAACCAGATTTGGTTGGCTCCGCATCAACTATCATCTTCTCGAGGATGTCCAAAAGCTTGCTTTCGTCTATTTCTATTTCTTCGTCTTCAGTAATCTCTTCTTCGCTAGCTTCGCTTACATCCTCGTCAGACTCGTTTATCTCTTCATCGTCGGATTCGTTAACTTCTTCTTCATTGTTTTCTGCCATTGGAGCAGCTGGAGCAGGAGCAGTAGGCTGTGCGGAAGGTGGTTCTTGCAACGGTGCTGCAGCCATGTCTTCAGCTGCTTCTTCGTGCGATGCCATCTCTCCCATTGCCTGCGATACCTCTGCAGAAAGCTGATCTAGGTTTATCTCTATCTGTCCGCCTTCGGCGCTCTTGAAAGAGTCTGGAAGCTCATCAACAACTGGATCTATGTCAGATTCAGCGCCGAGTGGCTCCTCCATTGGATCTTCTGCCTCTGCAGCGTTCAATCCCAACGGATCTTCGTCAAATACTTCATCTCCTGGTGCTTCGAGAAGGGAATTAACCGCATCCTTGATTTCACTTGCATACTTTTCAATTACCAAGTTCTCCGCGTTTTTAATCGCAGCCTCCTTGAGTGCTTTTGCATCGATTATAGCTTGATTTAACATTGAAGACATTTACCTAAACTCCTACATTTGTATACAGAAAAAAATAGATATTTCTGCTCTCTTATAAATAGTAAGCAAATGATTAAAAGGAAGCGTAAAATTAGATAGCAGAGAGTTGAGGCAAGCGGGGCTAATCTTCAATATAAAAAATTGCTCTATCGCTATCAACTGAAGTTGCTTTTCTCACTCTAGCAGTATAGCTTTTTGCAATATAGAACATCTCACCGTGTATCGCTCGCCCTGAACCTATCGCATCTAAATTTCCGGAATCATCTGGCGCACTGGGACACTCTAATAACAAAACGTGACAATAGCCTGATTCAACGTCATCCTTGATGAATGCCGCGTCAAGAATCTGGAAGTCGTTATTTTGCTTTTTCATGTAAACCTTGCCGGTTATCATTCAATTTCTCAGCTAGGTGTTACTTTTATTGATATCTCGAAGAAGCAGTTTTGTGCGCTCCAACTTGTGTTAGAGGTTTGGTTGCCGTCCAAGGCGACGGCTATCATATCACCTGCGGCTAAAGTATTGTTGCTCAAAGAAGTAAGAGAAACTTGGTGAGAGCGGCCGCTAGTGTTGCCGGAGCTTGTCGCTTTTTTCATTTCCGTCCAAGTAATGTTGCCGGCACTGTCATTGGCAGAACTCATATCCGCCTTAAGTATGGAAACATATGTACTTTGCGTCTGATCCGCCTTATACCACGCTATAGCAGAAGTAACTGTGCATGCGGCTGGTACAATAAAGCATGCCCAATATGCTAGCGCTTCTTCCGGTGTTGTATCTATACTTGTGGCTTGAGAGTGTCCCCAGCCAGCAAGGTACTTGCTCCATTCTCTAGAGCTTTCGTACGTCGTTGATGCTCCCGGATAATAGTGTAAATATTTTCTATGCGGAAACCCCATGTATGCATATCCGCGCTCTATAAGCGTATACGTATCACTTCCGCCCGTCGCATTGACTGTGAGCGTATCTCCAGACATCGCGGTTGTGCAGTTTGTGCCACCAGCTATTGTAAGAGTATCGCCAGGTGTCATGCCGGTTGAGCCTGAATCACCTGCAACAGTCAAATCAGAAACAACCAAATCTATTGTGCCGTCGGCGTCCTGATACGTTGCAGTGATGCCAGTCTCTGTATTGCTGGTAAACATCGCTCCAGTCTTGTCTTGAAGCTGCTCATCTGTCAAGGTGGCAGTAATGAATCCGGAACTACTATTATCATATGCAGACAAATCGTTGTTAACCACCAAGTCAATGGTGCCATCGCCGTCTTGATATGTTGCAGTAATTAAAGTTTCTGTGTTACCGGAGAACATTGCTCCGACTTTGTCTTGAAGCTGCTCGTCTGTCAATCCACCGCCGCCGCCAGATGTCAAGTCTGTTTCTGCCAATTCGTTAGATATCCAGTAGATTTTTCCGTCTGCCTTGCAGTATAAAATACCACCAGCGCCATCGGCTGGCGCTGCAGGTGCAGCTGATTCGCTTACAGCTACATTCCCAAACGTGCCTTTTCCTGTTGTTGTGATTTCGGTAGCGCCGAGATCCCCGCCGGGGCCTGGATTAAAACTAGACATTATTAGTTATCTCCTGCTTCCGTCACCTCTGAAGAGCAATCATTCCCAAATCTTGCTGCCTTTGCCGTATCTGTGCCTTCATATCCAGTGGCAGGTATGTCTGATTCAGTAGTTGAATCATACGTGTGCATCCTAGCAGAATTTATGTCTGTTAGTTCAGCAAAAAGTTCAAACGTCACGTCATTAGAGTCATCAGCTGCTGAAATAAAAATTTCTTTAGCTCGAACATTAAATGTCATTGACTGGTTTTTAGAGTCCAGAGTAATATAATGAAGCCCGTTTCTCCAGCCTGGCTCAGCAGCGTCGCCGTCGTTGTTAGTGTTTGAAAAGTGAATTCTCATATCGTGAGAGTCGGCATCCTTGTTTATTACTGTTATCAATCTAGTAACATACGGGAAAGACACCTTAAGGGTATCACCGGCGTCAATTGTTCCGCCCACTATAAATGGGCGAGCACCTATCATGTAGGCTCCCGTTGAGCGGGTACCTGGTGAACCATAACCTCGAAACTGCCCTGTGCCTGCTACGTGTCCAAAACCTGTTGCCATTTTATAACTCTCCTTAACTTAGTATAATTAGTTATTATTTCTTCTTTTTTCGTTTTCTATTTCAATCAAGCGGCGCCTTCTCTTTTTTTCTGCGCGTCTCTTGTCGGAACGCTTTGTATAATACCTTCTTTCATGCACTTCGTCGAGAATGCCACACTTTTTGACTTTCCTAGTAAACTTTTTTATCATTCTTCCAATTGAATCTGGATCGTATACAATCACTTCAACATTTACTGGTGTTCTTCTTCCCATTTTATCCTCTTAGTTTTCCCCATTTATCGCCGGCTACCGATAACAAGCCTCGAATATCTACTCCAGAATCATCGGCAGCATAACCACTCAAGGGGTTCGCTGGAGCTGATGGCGATGATGCTGTCCCGCCCGCCTTTAGTGGTTCTACGTTTTCGAATATGCCAGCATATGCGTCGTTACCCAACGCATCAGCCATCTTTTTTCTTGTTTCCTGAATCTTTTGATTTCTTGCCTCAATTGCTTCTTTTCTCAAAGCTTTCGAAGTCTCCTCCTGTTGTTTTGTTTCGACGACGACATTATTCGATGTCCCCCTCACAACTTCCGATATTATAGAAGAAAGTACCCCATCTTCAAATATAACCTCCTTAATACAGGCTTTTATAAGAGGCTTTAGTACTTTCTTTAATTCAGACTTATCCATTTTTTATCCTTTCAGGATGCCCGCTAGTTTTTGCCAGCGATCATATGTTTCATTTATCTTATCAGATTCTTTTACAATATCTCCAGAATCGAGGAACTGCATATAGGCTGCTGCTCTCAGCTTTTGCTTTTCTTTCCATGCTGCCTTTTCAGCAGCTTTTGCCTTCGCCTTGGGGCGAGCTTGCCATTTCATTTCCGGATCTTGTCTTTGTACAAATTCTAGCCACTTTTTTGCAGTAGATTTGCGTGGATTAGGTTTTCTATCCACCTTATCACTGAGATACTTCTTTTTTGTTTCTTTATTGCCTTGAATTATCGCGAGTATACACCACTCACTACATCGAGGGTGAACATACAGGCTCTCCATTGCAGACAAATAACCTTTTGCTCTATCTATATCTGTACCAATTCCGCCAGCTCCGGCAGAAAGCAACGGATCAGCAGAAGCGATTAGGTTGAAAACCTCCTTCTTTTTCGAAGCAGGAAGCTGTCTTTTGCCGCGCCAGCTAAATTTACTTATTGCATCTGACAATCTCTTTATTCTCTTGAGTGGAGCTTCGCCAGCACGGCGGAGAGCGCTCAGTGCCGACAAGAGAAACTGATATACTTGTATCGACGGATCCGCTTCAGGATTGCCAACTCCCAGCTTGTCAAATATCTTTTTGGCTTTTATCTTGCTTTCGTCGTCTTTGAAGTCAGCGAGCGGATCTACCGGCTCACCCTCTTCCGACTGCTCAGTCAGTTCAGGCGGGTTGGCGTCTGCAATTATGTTCATTATCCTCTCCACCGCGCCCTGATCTCTCAGATTTTGTGCTACTTCGGAACTATGACTCATGAAAGCTTCGACAGAGTCATCAAAAGGACCGCCTGCAAGCACAGCGTTGAGCCGGGTGCGTGCTTCTTCCTCCGATATCTTTGTTATATATGGGCGGCATGGATTGGCGCCCTCCTTACGAAATACTGCTGCAGCATGTTGTGTCCCGCTGGGAGTCTTTCCATGCTTGTCGCTGGTGCGTACTGCTAGTTCAAAAATGTTCCAGAAAATCCTGTTTCGATAATCTTCTCCGGTGTCTTTCGAGCCCTGCACCCTGTCAGTACCCAATGCAGCGCCGCTAGGGAGTGGGCCCTCTGATAACTCCTCTTCTTGTGCTGCCCAGAGGTATCTTGGATTTTCGATGTCAGCTTCGACACCCTGAAGTTTATCCACCACTATCGCCACGCTAAAATCAGTCTCGAATTCTCCTGGAGCTTTTTTAGAACCTTGCCTCTCCTCATACATAACAAAGTCACCAACCTGTATTTCACTGTCCATCTTCTTTGCTAGTGTTACACAATCTTCTTCTTCGATTGGTTCAACAGGCTCTGCTCCCGATATAGGATTAATCTTGTCAATAACCGCTTGCATTGCTGCAGCTCTGCCATGCTCTTCGCCGTGCTTCCTAACCAGAGTGATAAGCCCACCCATTGCCAGGAATCCAATGCCTATCTTCGCGAGGGCGCCAGATCCAACCAAGGCTTGAGTAAATGTAGGATCCATCACGGCATGTCCGGACTGACGGAAGGCTTCGCGAGTTAATCGCCAGCCCCACGATACAGCCAACACAACTGTGCCTGGCTTGATACCCAGAAGATCTGTAAATCCTCCCTTGTATCTACCTGATCCTGCTGCCCCTTCTTTAAGCTCTGCTGCAAATTCTGGATCCGACTGGGCGACGTGGTTTATAAATTCTTGTGATACCCCGGTGTCGTTAACAACCGAGCCATAGCTAGCACCGCCGCCAGCGTCAGTGTTGCCAAACTCAACCATGTGGTTCATCATCTTGTCGGCATCGTCCATAGGCATGCCCAAGTCCTTCTCAAATGCCGCTGTGATATCCTCTACCGAGTATCCTGAGTTATTCTTTATCTGTTCGAACTGCTCTGCGAACTCCCCCATGGTTGTAGCGTTTTGAGAAGAGCCTGCCATCTCCGCAACCGTCGAAGTCAAGTTTTCGCCCTTATCTGCTATAGCCTGCTCCATTCCACCAAACTCTGTGTTAACAGTTTCCTGAGCCTGGGCATTGCCGAATGATTCAAACGTGTAATCACTAGGAACAAAACTAGCAGTTATTATATGAGCGAGCCCCGTTGCCGTGCCCATCGCTGCCAAAACAGCTGGAAGGAACCTATCCTCAAGCCCTGCCATTGCAAATGTCTTTTTACCTTTCCCGAAAAGCCTCTCCCTGTCTGTTGGCGCAGCATCATCACCTGGTGAATCGTCTCCTCTCTCAGATGCGGCGACTGCCTTATCCATCTTTGACTTCGCAGATCCCCACAGCTCATCCATTCTTGCTATCTGCTGTTCTGTGAGAGAGTACAGCTTTTTATTTTCGCTGTCACTCTCATTCATCTTGTGCTTAAAGTAATCTCCCATCTTATAATCGACAACATACTTTGCATATATCTCCAAATCTTCAATGATTTGATTTGCCGCCACAATTGGCAGCCAGCCTTCGTCGTCTTTTGAAAGATTATTTTTTGGACTACACTGCAGCCCCTCAGTACCGCATTGACCGGCGGCGGCAACTATACTATAATATACCGCTAGAATGCTTGTAGCACCGAGATTAAACTGTTCCGCGTCATCGTTATTCGGGAAACCAGAAAACTTCTCCCTTATGTCAGAATCCAAATCCTTGATGAATTTGTTTGATTCCTTGCTGAGAATAGCCTTTACTATCTCTTTGGCGTCACTTGCTCTTCCGCCTCTACCAACAATACTGCCACCCTTTTCTAAACTTGCAGACTTAAATGCCCTCTTTATCTTTTTAAGGAGCCCCTCCTGAAGAATGACTTCTTGAGCCTTTCGTACGATTCTTTTTCGCTCTCTTATCGCGTGGCTCTTTTTTCTTACAATTCTTATTTTTTTGGGCATAGCTGCAAAATTCCTATTTTAAAATATCATTTAACTTTCTATTAATCGAATCAGCCCTAGTAAAGACGTTAGGGGCGTTCTTTGCCTCAGTCATCATAAACGCTCCCGGCGTAGATGGATCAGAAACCATATCAAAGCAAATCAACTGAAAATCATCTTCTACTATGGTTTGTCCGTTTGATTCTCGCACAGAACCCATGCCTCTAGAAGATATCCCCATCTTAACTCCGCTCTCAACTAGGTTGCGTAGGATGCTGCCGGCGGGAGTGCCCAGCACCTCTATCTTGCCGTATACCTTGTTCTCTTCCATCCAGATAGCTGTCACAAGATGCGAACAGTTTTTCAAGTTTACAACGGAGTCTTCAGGATGATCTAGTTCTCCGAGGGCCCTTCTTTCTTTCACAAGCTTGTTGTAGTTGTTAACTTCTCTTTCGAGAATAGCATGAGGATAAACTCTACCGTTTCCATTTCTTGTTTCTGACATCTGCATTATACCTGATAAATACAGTGCACCATTCTTGACTTTTATTTTTTCTTCTTCAGTCAATAAGTCTTGGCATATACCGCCTTCGCATAATTCAAAATATTCTCTTATTAGCTTCATACTCTTCTCCTCTCACAAAAATAAACAGCGGGGGCCACCCGCTTCAGCTACTTGCCCCGACAGCATCTACGTACTGGTTGCAATTTCCACTTCGCAGTCATGTTATTCTCCTCTAGAAACCTTAAAACCATAATCATCTACGAGCATAGAAAGCACATAGCATGTCCCCGAGCTTAGGAAGCCAAGAAGCAACCCATTCACAAGTGACAGATCAAAACTAAATAGTTCTGTTGTGTCGTTTATGCCCCAAAGAAATAAACCTGTCCAAAAACCCATGCACATGGGGCATCGAAAGAGTTTTCCGATTGAGCCATTGGTGGGACGAACGTCATCGAATATTGAACCGAAGAGCAAAATTTGGGTGAGCCCGAAAGAACAAAGGACAAAGAAGACTAAGTCTGTCACTCTTCCTCACCTTCTCTCAAGAGAGAGTAGTTGTACATGTATCCGTATGGACGAACCGAAGGAGAGTGAGAGCCCTTTCTCGACTTTTGCGGCACCTTTCCAAGATCCGTTGCATGTTCGTCATCAGGATGCAGCAAGTGGTTCAAAGACTTGTCTCTTATCTTCGAAGTTGCAGTAAAGTATGGAGTTTCTTCTTGAATATATTTATAGACAGAGTATAAAACAGCTTGCGTTGAGTCGATTCCCTCAATAACAGATTCCGGAATCGTTGCCTCCATCGAGCCGTATACATTCCCACTCTGAACAGACTCTAGCACAATAACTCCTCTTTTAGACAAGAATCTAAACAATCTGTCCTGCGCTCCATATACCTTATCGTCGTGCATTTCTTTTGCTAAGGCTAGGCACTTGGACTTCGAAGGAATTAAAACAATATCAATGTCTTCATGATCCATTATCATGATGTTTCCATCGATGGTTCTTCTTGCATCCAATTCAATAACAATTGGCTTTGCCTCCGGTGCTGCGGGCATGCCGCCTGCTATTTCTGGGCTGATGTTTATCTTAATTGTCATTGCTCTGTCAACTCTTTAGCTAAGTCTTGTATTTTAAGTGTTACCTCTACCATCGAATCATCTATCTCTCGGTTCCGAAAGTCATGAAGAAGTTCCAAAACCTTTTCAGTTTTCTTTTTCATTTCTTCGTCGGCTTTGATATGAGTATTCATGCCGGCGGCAGCAACCGCTTCCTTGAGCCTACCTATCTCTTCATTCATGTATATCTTTAACTCTATTCCGTTATCAGAGAAGGAGGTGATGTATCTACTCAAAAGCTCTTTTTGTTCAGAAAGCAAAGTTTCACCATATTCGCTATTAAACTTTTTAACAAACGTTTTGTACACAATGTTGTCGATGTGCTTTTTCTCTTCACTGCTATGCTCTGTACTTTCCAGAGTCATAATTTCTGCCATCTTGTTTTCCAACAGAACTCTATCTTTGGGCGGCACTTCGGAATTAAAAATGGAATAAGCGCTGGCGATGCTTCGATAGTTTGGTACAAAGTTGTTGTATATGTTGCCAGAAAGTGTTTTGTTTATCATTTTGATAAGCTTGCTTTGCTCTTGATACAAAGCCTTCTTATCTAAAGCGCGATGAGAAATTCTAGATTCGATGATTACCTTCTCAGCTGTCCCCCTATCTAAGTCTCTTGTCTCACAGATTGCCTGATACAAGGATAACTCTTTCGATAAAAGAGAATCATTATTGAAATGCTCCTTGATAATTGAGACAATTTGATTTTTTCTTTGCTTATTCTTTCTTACAACGGCTTTGGTTAGCTCTCGAATAAGCGCCTCATAAACAAACGCAGTGTTCCTTTTTTTATTATGCTTTAGTCTCATCTTTTTCTTCCCTCAGTCCTAGTCCTGATATTAAACGTTTAATGTCCTGATTTACCTCGAATAGTCTTTTTTCTTCCTCTTTATAATTAGAGTCTACTTCCTCTACTTCCTCGTAAATTCCTCTGCCTAGCCCCAGCAAGTCTGATGATCCTGCCGAAATGTTTCGGGTTGTGTTTTGCGAGGTTTCATGATTCCATGATCCCTTCATCTGCTTCTTTCTGCCGGCGGACTGTCTTCTGTCACTAGCAACTGGGGTATATACCTTACCCTTCGAACCTGCCGTGATTCTTGGCGCCTTGTCCTTTCTCTTTCCGGGAGTTGCTAAGAGGACGTCCTCTTCACCGGTTTCACCCTCTTCCTCGCCGCCTTCGGCGTCGGCTTCTGGCGCGCCAGTGTCAGCTTCTGCTCCGGGTAGTGGCATCTCACCTTCTTCACCTGGCAGAGGCTCTCCACCTAGTATATCACCTTCTGGAGCGGGGGGGGAAGCACCCATTACTGATGCTTGTTCCGCTTCGCCAATAACTTCTAGTGTTGCTTCAAATTTTCTATCATAAAACATCTCTCTTTGGTTTCTCATGAACTCTTCGTCTGTCATACCAAACATCTTTCTTGCCAGCCATCGCTTGCTGAAGAATCCCTCAGTAGCTGATGATGCTGTTTCGAACTTTGTTTTCCAGTGTTCGAGTTCTTGGAGTTCTGCTAGTTTAGACGGGTTGTTCAAAGACAACTTAAAAGAAACTAAGTCGTCTTCGCGAAAGCCGAGAACATACAAATGTATAATCCCAATCTTTTCAAGCTCAGTTATCAGAGAGCGCTGAAGTCTTTGAATTGTCCTAGCAAAACGAATGTCCTTTTGAGCTAAGGTTGTTTTGTCTTCTTCCGAACCTTCTCCGCGCGAGAGGTAAGACTGAGGCACCTTAAGAGCTGAAAACAGCTTGTCTCTCAAATACTTAACGTCGTCGATATCTCCAGTATACTGTCCGCCTGGAAGGTTTTCCACTCGCGAAGATTGTCCGCCGCGAATAGGAATAAAATAATCCTCGTCAATTGACAGCGGGTTATATCTCAAGTCAACACGTCCAGTGTCGGGATCAACAACTTGATGCCTCTTCATCTGAGTCATTATCTTTTGCATGAACTGCTCGACGTCGTTAGGCGGGATATTGCCAACATCAACATAGAATACGCGGCGTTCAGGTGAACGAACAATGCGATAAGCCATCATTGCGTCCTCGAGAAGAGTTAGCTGGCGCCAGATTCTTCGCGCGGGTTCGAGGACAGCAGTGCCATATGGCGCATACTTATCATTACCAAGAATTCTGAAGTGTGCAACTTGCCAATTTTCAAACGTCATCCCGGCAGAATTCCACTGGAACTGCACATAGTTTGGATTTGTCTTGTCTTCGCCTTCTAGTCTTTCCATCTCTGCAGTGGGCAGTCCGATAACAGATTGTATCCCTCTGTCTTCATCAATGTCCAGGTACAGGAACATATCTCCGTACTTACACATAGTACGGCTCCACCCAAACAAGTTAAATTCAATGTTTATGATGTTGTAGTATAGTCCGTTTAGGAGCTGCTTTATTTCTTCGTTTGGGCAGTCCACATTAACTAAGGGCTGCAGCTTGCTGCTAGTTGTCATCTCGTCAGCGTATATATCCAATGAGGATGCTATTTCGGGAGTGTACTCCATCTGATCAAAGTCAACATATCTTTCGGTTCTTGCTTGCCCTGCCATTACGTTGGCTTGCAAATTGGAGAATGGATCGTAAGCCATCTTCTTGAAGTGCTGCCCGGATGCAGACTTAAATCTATCCGCAAATTTGTCTAAGTCGATTCTTCTTATTCGCCTACCCGTCTGAGTTCTATAATTAACTAACGGGCCCGAGAGGAGCCTAGTAAGTCTTCTAAATAACAAGTTTTCTGCGTTTCTCGGATTCTGATTCTTATCTGCCATTCTTATCCCCTAAACAGCCACGGATAGTCTATCTGTGTCTTCGTGTGTTCCTTCATTCTATCAGATATTTCATTGCTTTTATAGCCCTGCATACCTTTTATTGATGTATTTAATTTTGTGCTGGTTCTTATCATCGAATCAATCATAGCCTTCTTGTATTCTACATCCCTCTTATCAACAACTAGTGCCGTGTCTCTCACCCAACAACCAACCGCGCATGCCATTATTAAGTCGTCGTTATAAGATCTCATAGCTTGCGGCCTACCATGATTCCAGACAAATGTCTTCATTTCGTTAAAAAGCCTGGAAGAATATATGGTAATTAGTTTATTTCTTACGAATTCCTCCATCTTTGCAATAATAAGAGGGCGGGTTTTCATAGAGGTTGTAAAGCCAGCAACAGAATTGCTTCTGAGTTCCGCCTCATATTGATCCACATATTCATGAGTTGACTTAATGGAATAATAAAGGTTGGGGTATCCGCTCTCAATTAGCTTATCCAAAACTGCAAAACCGACTGAATTGTTCTCCACTATCAGCATACAGTTCCCGTACTCCCTCCCAGCGTCGAAAAGAACTCGAGAAAAGATATCAGGTGTTACCTTGCCTTGGTATTCTGCCACTATCTCCATAGTTTCCAGCTTCATCACATGAAAGACTGAATAATCCTTTCCGTCACCTCTTGCGACGTCGGCTGATATAATGTAACTAAACTCCTGCCTGTGCTCTTCCCACACCCATAAGTTCCTGTCAAACCCTGTCTTGTACTTTGGTTCGCAAACTTTTTCTAATATTCTATCGATGTCTTCCCCATGAAAGACAGTTTCTCCAGACATATTAAAGCTACATTCCAACTCTTGTGCGATGTCGCGTCTAGACATGTTTCTGGTTTCTTTTTCATACCAATTCTTATCTCTATCCGGATGAACATCCCATATTAATCTAGTCGGCTTGAAGTCGTTCTTTCCTTCATCCGCCTCTGTGTATGTCTTGTGAAACCAGTTCCCAACTCCATTGGGGGAAGATAAGGCAACGCATCGTCCACCAGTAGACAAGGTAGAGTACAGCGCAGTCCAGAGTTCGTCCATCCCCTCTACGTGTGCTGCCTCGTCGACAACTAACAAGGAAAGAGCTTCAGAACGACCGGCGTCGCCGCTGGTGGAGGATGCCTTGATTAGGGAGCCATTTGATAACTCGAAAGAGTTTCTATTGTCAATAGTAACATTGGCTATACGAAGCCACTCGGGTAGGCTCTTGATAGCCAGTTTCACCTTCTTTACTAGGTTTGCTGCAACCGATAGCTTGGTAGCAACCACCAAGACATTCTTCTCTCGATGGAACAACATAAGCCACACAATGTAAGAAGCCGTGACAGTCGATATTCCCAGCTGGCGTGCCTTCAATATTACATTGAACCTATTATCTTGGTAATCTTTTAATAACTCTTTTTGAAAGTCGTATAGCCTGAACGGAATCAAGCCTTCTTGAGGGTGTGTTATTTTAGAATAGGAATCTATAAAGTAGACAGGATCTTTGCCGCACTTGACAATCTCCTTCATCATTTCTTTTTTTGTCAAACGAAATGTCATTTATCACTTTCGAATGCCAGCTTTTATATTTGTCGGATCGAAATGATCGAAGCTATCCTTTTTTCTGCTGTCGTTATCTGCCTTCTTGCCATCACCGAGAGCAAGCCACTTCTTTATGCTGTCTTCCAGCCTATCTTCGCTGGGCTCCCCTATGGCTTCAGCATCCATGTTTCCAATAACATAGTGACACTTTGCCTGTACCATTGATCGAACTCGAGAAATATTCTGAACAAATATGTCTGGCTCTCCGTCCTTTTTAAGACTCAGGGCGCTACCTGTTATCTTTTTGTATTCTTTCTTGAGGAAGGAGGCGATATCCGCGATCATCTGTTCAATGTCGGACTCAAAACTATTTTGGTGCACCTCTTTAATACTGATTTCCGAATGATATCCTATACACAATTTGTTCCCATACACCTTAACACTAAAGCCGTCCATCACCCTTGAATCAATAAGGGGGTTACCCTCTTCTCTCTTAAGTCCAACGCTGAGCGCTTCACCGTCTGAGTCTGTTGCTCCATCATACGCATTTGCTGCTGCTTGCGATATACCGTTAATAATTTCTATTGTGCTTGCCATTTGTTACGCTCCCTCTTTACATTCTGAATAAAGGACTCCTAAACATAAGTAGTTCTTTAAACGCATTTAAGCTAATCTATTTCTGGACGCCAGCCTGCTCGCCAGCGCTCTTCTCTTCCCTCAACATGTAATATAAAACAATCGAAACAACACTGAAACTTGTTCATATACAAGTCGTCTCTTCTTTCGAAAGAGTATTTGTGACAAACGGGACACTCTCTATCTGACTTTCTCGAGAGGATTTTCTTAGATACCAAAACTCCATTTACTTCCTCTTTCCCTGATTTTTCTAAATTCTTATCAAGCCTATTGTAGAATTGCTTCATTTGCTCGATAAACTCTTTTTCCTTTTCATCAGTCCAGGCACCTTTCGGATTCTTTATGGCATCTTTCCCATACTTCTCCGATATTGCTTTTTCAAACTTTGCTATCTTGTCATAGTCAATTGACATCTTTTCAAAACCCCGACTGAGCTGAAACTGCAAGCCACCCTATCAGAAGTGTTGTTGCTATGCCTACAGTGAACCCTCCGGCGGCAAACCACATTCGCATGTCCGTCGGCCGATCTAGTGCAATTTTAGTCAAACTGTCGTTCTCTACTTTTAACGCTTCTTCGATTCTCGAATGGGAGGACTCTAAAGAGTTGATATGCGCCTTCAGTAGCCCCACCTCCAAATCATGCTTAGCTTTATCTTTAGTAAACTGCAGCTCAGCTTCAAGCTGACATCTTCTTTTTGCTTGCTCAGCGGATGTGATAAGTATTGCGTTTGCCTTGTCGCTATAACACCAAGCACTGTCTAGACTCAGGAGCGTTTCCCCTTTACGAAGATGCGTAAAACTAGGGGCTTCAGACGGAACTGGCTGAGAGTAAACTGGACATGCATTGAAAACAATACAAAACACCAGGGCTCTACTCAACATGTTTAAAATCGAAGATTCTTTCAATTTCTTTTCTCACCTCTTCGGGGTTGTTTTTAGATTTCACAACCACCTCTCTTATCTGTGCTTTGTGATGTTCTTCGAGTTCTTTCTCTTTTGTCTCGAAATCTTTCTCAATGCGAGTTAACAGTTCGTTGTACTCTTTTATTAAATTCTCTCTCTTAATGAGTTCCTTGTTGTGCGAATCTTTGACTGCCGACATTTGTTCATTATATGATTTCTTTTTCGCTTCCAATACACCGAGAGCGGCGTCAAAGTCCTTCCGCGCCATTATCCAGATAACGACGGACCAGACAAGAAGAAACGGGATTTGCCAATGCTCACGCAGCCAAACCCACGATTTCTTACAAAATGTCTTAAAGATTAACCAGTTCATCTCTTGTCCGGGCCGTGCTTCCACTTCACTGCCATGTCCACCAGTGCCTGAGTTCCTATATACGCTAAAGTTATTGCTGTCCAATTATCGCTAGTCACTGTACCATAAGCACACAAGCCTGTGGCAGTAACCCATGCCAAAAACTTTCTAGAAATAAACCTTTCCACATATTTGTCGGCAAATGCCTTTAATTGTTCAGTCATCATATTCTCCTCCTTTCTTAGTATTATACATTAACATGAGCAAAACCTTCATTCTTTTCTATTAAAATTTGTGAATCAACACAATCTTTAAGAGCATCCAAGTGAGAAATCAGAACAACTGTCTTAAAGTAGTTCTTCACCATATCTAATATACGAACAAACCCTTCCATATTTTCCTCGTCCAGTGCCGTGCCTGGCTCATCCAAAATAAATATGTCAGGCTTTGGCAAGCTTGAAACCGACAAAAGCGCCAATCGTATTGCCATGGCAGCAATAGTCTTTTCCGCGCCTGAGCCAAGCTCCAAAGGGCGAGGATCGTGACGGGGGTGCTTAATAAAGATATCGAGCTTTTTCTCTTCATTTTCAATGAACACTTCGAACTCCACAACGTCTGTCAAGATTTTTGCTATCTCGTCGTTAATAAGCGGAAGCCTCCTTTTAATAATGTTATACGAAATGCCATTCGAATGATAACAAGTCATAAGCAAATCATAAGCAGAATACTCTTCTCTCATTCTTTGAAGCATGTCTCTGCTCTCAGTAAGAGAGCTGAGCTTTTCTTCCAGCGAGCCGTTCTGTCTGTATAGTGCAGCTGTGTCTTCAAGACATTGCTCGAGTGCTGTTTCCCTTTCTTTTCGAAAGTTGATTAGTCTATTTCTATGATCCATCAAGCCTTCAAGGTTTTCAATAGCCTCCTTGTTTTCTTCATACTCAAACGCTTTCCCCTTCAGTTCTCTCATAGAAATCTCTAGTTGCAAAACGTTTGTCTTGTTTTTCTCAAACTTTATTTGATCAGAACTAATGTTGTTGGCAACATTATTCTTTTTCTCTAAAAGTTGGTTATACTTTTCCAAATGCTCTGCGACTCGATCAGGGTTCATATCCTGCACTTCTTGCTCTAGCGTTTCCCTCGCTCCAGCATACGTTTTTGTATTTCTCTCTGATACTTTAACCAAACTCTCTGCAGCGTAAGCATCGCTAATAAACTTACAATGAGAAAACTCAGAACCACAAGGTACTTCAGAGAGAAGTTTGACTTTCTTTCTGTTTGTCTTGAGTTTTGATTCTTCTTCTTTGATAGCCAAGAGAATATCATCGAGTTCCCCCCTCTTTTCCTTAATTACTTCGTTATCTCGGAGACACTCTTCTATATCGTAATCTTCTAAAAAGTCTTCTATCTTTTTATACAAGCGTTGATTTTCAAACAAAGAGTTTTCTATTTCTTTGTTCTCAGCACTCAGAAGCAAAATGTCTCTTTCTGAATTTTCTATGTTTGATCTTACCGCCCTTATATCGATAATCTCCGCTGGGACAGAATCAATATTGCTCTGAATAACATCCACCTCTTCTGATGCTTCTGATATTTCTCTTCTGTAATCTTCACAAACAGACTTGTTTTCCTTTGTTAATATCCTACTCTTTTCAAGCTCTATCTCAATGTCTGTAATTTCCTTTTGGTAATCTCTTCCCTCAAGGCGATTCAGAATAGCACGAGTATCCTGTGAGTCCTCCTTTGCTAGTCTGAACTTTCTTTCAAAAACTTCTAAATCTAGAAACTTAGCTAGAATTTCTTTTCTTTTTGTAGAGCCTTCATTGACAAAGGATAGCGATCCCAACTGACTAGCCATCGATGTCAATAGAAAGTCGTCCAAGGTACCAAATATCTTTCGAATATTCTTGTCAGTGTCACTTCTGGCTGTGCCAGTAAGAGTCACCACTTCGCCCATAAGATCGGTGCTATAAAACTCAACATCTGTTTTTGCCTCTAGGGTTTCTTTTCCTTTTAATCGCTTGGTGTACTTTTCCGATGTTCTCTCTATCGTGTATTCCATATCACCAACTGAAATGGTAACCTTGCCGTCAGCTTTATCCTTATTTTGGTTTATCAAATCAAGATTTTTTCTTACATTTTTGGATGTAGAATTATACACAGTGTAAAGCATCTGATCAATCAATGATGATTTGCCAGAGTAATTCTTACCAAAAACGCCAACAATGCCGTTAAGTTTTGAAAAATCTATCTTATTCAACTCTCCATAGTTGAATAAATTATTCCATTCAGCGGACTTCAAATTCCAGTTTATGTTTCTAGACACCTCTTCGTTCTCTGTTATCGATGCATTGTAGCGGCGATTTAAATCTAAAACCGTTTGCATTACGTCCTCTTCAACCTGATGCTCCTTAAGGTACTCTTTGATTAGGGATTCCTGAACTGTGATATCTCTTAAGTCCTCCTGAGCCAGGTTCTTAGTTGCTTCGTCCATTGACACAGAGCCGCCGGCGCCTCTGTTTAGAAAAGTTACGCTTTCTGGCTTAAACCGATGTTTTGCAACATCCACTGCCCTCCTCAAGGAGTCGAGAGGTAGGTTATTGTTTGTGACGAGGCGGAGGCGAGCCCCCGGTGTCACTTTTGTTCCTTTCGGAATTCTACCCTTCGGCGTTAACTGAATTGTAACGAAAGGCTTTGGATTTTCCAACCTAATGTGCTTGCAAGTAAACTCTTCCTTGTTTTCTATCTCCCACAACAAAAACCCCTTGTCGTTTGATTCGCCATGGTTCTGCTGAACCAAAGAACCAGGATAACAGACTCTTCCCTCTTCGTCTAGTTTTTGAAAAGTTTTATGAATGTCTCCCAACATGACATAATCAAACCCTTCGAATTCAGAAATATCAATATCCCCATGCTCCATCACCCAGCCAGTGTCTGTTTTAACGCCAGCAACAGAGCCGTGAAACAATGCTATATTTGTCTTATCAGGGTTCGAAGGCTTCTTCCAGTTTTCTCTATCCAAGATAGATAATACATTTATGAAGATTCCTGGTGAAACCTCAACTTCAGTCGAGTACTTGTGTAAATGCAAATTTGGATGCTTCAAACTTGAAGCAATCGGAGTAAGCGCATCCATCTTGCTTGGGTTTCTTAGATTTAAGTCGTGATTGCCCAGAATAACATGGTGCGGGGCGATATCCGACAGTCTTTCAAAAAACTTTCTTGTCATATCAACAAAGGATGGGGATATTTGCAGCTTAGTGTGGCAAGTATCTCCGGTGTTAACAATGATGTCGGGCTTCTCTTCTTCTAAAATTTTGTAGAGATTTTCAAACACTACTTCATACACATCATGATATCTATAATTCCTGATGTGTACATCACTAATATGCGCGATCTTAAACGCCATTATACCTCCAGTATATCTTTTATATTATAACTGGTGTCGCTTCAAAAGTCAATTGTTTTTTTTAATTTTTTTCTGCAGCGATAGATTCGTATAGCGCTATAACAGTTGCGGCGTCGGCATCAGTCAACTCGGAAAGAGCCGCAAGTGCTGCTTTTTGGCTTTCGTTTATTGGAGCTAACATGTCTGCAGTGCGAACAAGCTCCTCTTTAATAAGTGTTTTTAGTTTTTCTTTAGTAATTTGCATATTCTCTCCTCACAAGCTTAGGGCGTGGTATAATAAATAGTCACCTTCTTCAACAAAAGATGCTTTCTCTTTTCTTTGTTGAAACTCTTCTTTTGTCATCTCCGCGACATCAGAAAACGGACTTATGTCTACCTTGCGAACCCTTATATCATATTGTAACAGATTTTTTATCAATCTTAAAGACTTCTTCTCGGCATCTGAGTCTAAAGCAATGAAGATTGTAGAGTCGTGTGCTACAATCTTTTGAAACAGTTTCGAACGCTCGTTGAGGGTTGAGCCCAAAAGTGGGATTGCGTTGCCAGCCTTCATTGCATCAAATATGCCCTCCGTTAGGATTATATCGTCTGTCCAATCAATATATAACTCATTGAACACAATGTCTCGAGATGCTGGTGGATTCTTATATCGGTACCAATCCTCCGTGAAGCTACGTGCAATAAAGTAGTTAACATACCCTTCTTCGTCAAAAGATGGGATTATAATTCTATTGGCATATTCCCCTTCGAGACAATATCCCACTTTCCAATGAAGGACGTCCTCTCTGGTATATCCTCTTTTTTTCAGGTAATTTAAAGCTGGTGATGCTGCGAGAGACGGGTTGCGCGAGGTTAGAGTCCTAAACTCCTTTGGTAAATCAAGACGCTGCTGGACATCCACCTCTTCCACCTCTTCAAACAAGTTATCAAATTCATTTAAATCAACCTTGCCTGATAACTCAAGCCACTCACTCTTCTGATTGTAACTCCCATACTTGCGGACTAGGCTTAAAATATCTTTGCCGGAATAATCGCACACCCAGCACTTAAAAACATTCTTATCGTAATTTACTGATAACTTGTTTTTATAGTGCTTGCACTTTGGACACCTGAAAAGACACTCTTCATTGACTCGGTAGCTTCTCCCAAGTATGTCAGATATTAGCTTGTGTTTTTTTCTTGACAAATCTGTAATCCCGCTTTTGCAATAACCCAACTGTCCGCCATATCTTTGTATTTCGGTTTTGGATTTCCTTTATGTGTATATTCTACTTCAATACCGGGGTTCTTGTCAAGATAAAACTGTAATATTTGTGTTTTTGTGTCTTTACTTCTGTCGACTTTTATTCCAACTTTCTTTCTCGCAGATGTTGCAGCCAACATTTGAGGCTGAATTTCAAACAGGCTATAACAAAGCCATGAAACGATTCCATTGAATCGAGACAACGTTGATAGTGTTTTTGCTGAAGAAAAGCCCGATCGGAAACTTTGTAACGATTGTTCTATAAATATATCATCAACGCGATAGTTGCCTTTTATCTCTGTGAGTCTTTGCCTTATAAAAGATGCCTTGTCATAGAGGGTGGGGAATTTGTTTTTGTTTCTTGTGTCCCATGCTTCACTGTAGAGGATGGTTCCTGAGTTATCTAGAATTGTTGCGCCCGTTATGCTTGTAGAAATATCAAGTCCGAGGGTTACTAAATTTAAGCTTTCCAATATATTGCCTCATTATTTTGTCTCGTTTCGAAGGATCATGATACCACACCCACGCGAAAGATTGTTTTATTTTTTTAATTTCTGCGTTTATTTTTGCAATAGACTCTTTCAGCAGCTCTATACTCTCCTCTGAGGCTTGCGGTATCTCGATGTCCAGCTTTTCAGCCACCTCTATCAAATCAAAGAGATCGGACTCATCGGCGGCAGCTTGAGCTTCTTTAAAGAGCTTCTTTTTCCTTTCCTGTTCTTTTTCGCTTAAGCCAATAATGCGATCGGGATGACTGCTTTTTGCAACTGCCTTAAAGAGCTTCTGGACTTCTCTCTTTTTCTTTTCAGATTTAACTGGTGCTCTCACCTTCTTTCTAGTTTTTTTCTTTTCGCCGTTCTCTTCCGAAGTTTTTGTGGGTGGGGCATCCTTCTTTACGTTCTTCTCTATTGACTCCTTCTGAGCTTCTGGCAGGTACCTGATAAACGCTCTAAACGCTTGGGAGAATTTTTGCTGGGCTTCCTCATTCGTTTCTTCCACAAATTGTAAATCCTTTTTGAGATATCTCAATCTCAACAGCATTAGTTCGTATTTCTTTTCCGGACGCACCTTAAAAGTCCAGCTTTAACTTAAAAGTGTAATCCTTTTCTTCTGTCTTTTTTATCGGGTTTGCCAGCTTTGCTATTCCTATTAGATTTTTATTTTTATCGTATATTCCTATCTTAGAAATGTAAGTCTGCTTTTT